CAATAGATGAAGATGTTGCGGGTAGGCGACTCCCCGCTCGACCAGTTGATAACTCAGCCATGATGTTTGATGCATCTCAAGGTCGTCCTGCTCAAAGGCAACGTCCCGTTCAAAGGCAACGTCCCGTTCAAAGGCAACGTCCCGCTTCAGACTTTGAAAGAACGCCTCAACGTGGAGGAAGGTTTATAGGATCACCTCCCCTTCAACGTAGAGCGGAAGATATAGCTCTACCTTTTAATAGAGTTACAGGTTATAGAGGCAACGTACGGCCTACTGCACCTCCAAGAGCTATGCCAGATAGCCAAAGAGGTAGTGAGTTCCCATTACCTCCAAGAGATATGCCAGACAGTTTAAGAGGTAGTGATTTGCCATTACCTCCAAGAGATATGCCAGACAGTTTAAGAGGTAGTGATTTGCCATTATCACCCGATGCAATGCCCGGTCCCGGTATGGGGTATGATCCCAATCTGGATCCGACAACGGGTATTAGTATAGACGATGATGTAATACAAGAAAGAGTTATGAGAGACACTCCAAGAGGTAGTGAGTTCCCATTAACAGACAATGAAGGACGAGATTACGAAACTCTTCGTGAATATTTTATTGAAAACTTAGCTCCTCGCAAGTCTAATGTTAAGACTCCTTTCGGTATTATTGAAATTGATACTACTGAAGAAGGAATGTTTCCTGATTTCGACATGTACAATGAAAAGAAAGGCGGTCGCCTGAAAAAGAAGAAACGTGTTGCTCGTAAGAAAAAGGCTGCACCTAAAAAGAAAAAGACTGTAGCAAAGAAAAAGCCTGTTGTGCGTAAGAAAGCTGTTGCAAAGAAGCCGCTTGTTCGTAAGAAGGCCGTAGCTAAAAAACCTGCTGGTCGTAAACGTGCAGCTAAAAGAGGCTTTGGAGCAGAACTTAGAGGTAACTAATATGACCGACTTTAAAAAGAAAATAAAAGAACAGCAGCGTAAAGATCGTGAGAGGGCTGGTAAAAAAAGAAAGTCAGTTACTGGTGATCGTCTACCAAAAATAGACGCACCGTCACTCCGCAGTCGTGGAAAAAGTAAAGATAGTACTGGTGCAATGATGAAAAGTATTGGAAAGCTTTTTACAAGTGATACTGATCCCGGTATTTCAGGCGCTTATGATATGCCCGGAGTATATGATTTTGATACTAATCTGGTTGGTGGATGGAAAAAAGGTGGTCGTATTAAAAAAAGTGACAAAAGAAAACGTGCTGCACTTAGAGGACAACGCTCTGAATTGAGAGGATCGTAGTATGGCTAAAGACTATGAAGATGATTTCAGTCTTTTTGAAGAACTTATGGAAGAGCTTGACGAAGAAGAAGCTGATGTTGCGGCTACAGCAATTAAAGGCGATGAGGTATCTTTACTACGACCACAACAAATGATGCAAGGTGGTGGTGGTGGGTCTGGCTTGGGTCAGTTTATTGGCACGGTTGCACCGATAGCTTTAAAAGCTTTTGGTTTAGAAGAAGGTGGACAGATTAAAAAGAAGACTAAGAAGAAAAAGAAAAGAGTTATTCGTGGTTGCGGTGCCGCTAAACGTGGTTTTGGCAAAGCTACTTATTCTAAGAAAATGTACTAAGGAGATTTGATATGGGAGTAACAAGAAAACTTGTAGGTAAGGGTGGACGTAAACGTAAAGCGAGGGGTGTAAAAGCCGCAACTCCTGATCAGAAGATAGGTGCTAAAAAAGCTGGCATGAGACTTAATGAGTTTAAAAAACTCTCTGACGCTAAACAGAAAAGGTTTATTAAAGAAGCTAAAGATGCTGACAAGCCAAAGAAAAAGAAGAAGAAGGCTAAAGTAAAACGAACTCCTGCTGAACAGGCAGAATATAACAAGCTTATAAAGGAATATAAAAAAGACCTTAAAGAAAGTAAAGAAGGGCAAAAGGATGTTCTTCCTCGTCGCCGTGCTACGCCTCCGGGTGGAGTTTTTGACATATATGATCAGAAAGTAGAGCAGGGTGATTTGCTTTCTAAAGTACTGACGCCCAAAAAACGAGAGATGTCTCCTGAAACATATAAACGTCAGAAGAGAACGGGACAACGCCGTAGAGGAGAGTACGCTCCTCCTGCTGATTTTATAGGAGACGAAATGGGTATGGGCCGTAGAGGTCGTGAGATGATGCCTACTGGTAAAGAGCTTGATGAATTAATTTCAAGTGGCTTTGAAATTAAAAAGGGTGGTGGTCAAGTAAAACGGCGTATGGGTGGACAAGTACGAGGCTATGGAAAGGCTCTGCGTGGTTACTAAAGAATTTCTTGCTAAGTATAATAAGTCTGTTAAGGAAGGCTACGATGATTTTAGTTTAATTGATTATAGTACAGTAAAGCCTGACAGAAATAATTATAAAAACTTTACCGATTACTGGGAAAAACTTTGTGACTATCTAATAGAAAAATACAGGTACACATACGGCAGTAAAGAAAAGAAGAAAGCCCAGTAAGGAGATATTGATGGCACCCAGAAAACTTACAAATAGGCAGAAGACTACGCTTAAAAAACATTCTAAACATCACACTAAAAAACATATGTCTAGTATGAAAAAGGCAATGAGAAAAGGAAAAACCTTTAAAGCTGCTCACAAGAAAGCAATGAAAAAAGTTGGTCGGTGATGCTTAGTAGCAAAGAAAACAACAAGGTATAGAAAATGAATGATATAGAAAAATGTTCTGAATGTAGTTGCTGCTGCCATTGTCAGAAAGATGGCTGTGAGTGTGGTTGTAATTCTTGTACGTGTAGTGAAGAATAATGGCAGTTTCAGGAACATATGATTTTAACCTTGACATAGATGAGGTTATACAAGAAGCAATGGAGATGATCGGGGGTGAAGACACTCTTGGTCACGAACCTGCTTCTGCACGTAGATCTATAAATTTAATGCTGCGGGATTGGCAAAACCGTGGTATACTATTATGGACTACAAGTGTATCTTCTCTTACTGTAACTGCAAGCACTACTTCTTATGATCTATCTTCTACTACTATAGATGCTCTTGAAGTTGTTCTTAACAGAGATAATACAGATATTAAACTAGAACGAATAACACCTGAAGAGTTTTTGCTTATTCCTAATAAAACACAAACCGGAAGATCATCTCAGTATTCAATCAGAAGGGGCAGGGATAATCCTGTTATGTCTGTATGGCCTATTCCTGAGAACTCCACAGATGTTTTAAAGATTGAAGTATTCAGCGAACTTACAGATGTAAACAAATCAGCAGATCAAAATGCTGATGTTCCTAAAAGATTTTTACCCTGTCTTACTGCGGGACTATCTTATTATATGTCAATGAAACGATTTGGTGTAGATTCTGGTCGTATACAAATGTTAAAAGCAAACTATGAAGAGTGTCTTGCCAGAGCTATGCAAGAAGATCGGGAAAGAGCTTCAATGCATGTTGTGCCAAAACTAAGGTATATATAGTGGCTAGTAATAAAAACGCACTGGCTATGTGCGATACATGTGGGTTTGTATATCCACACAGAACAATGCGAATGAACAGTTATGGGATGCTGGTATGCCCAGAAGACTTTGAAGGACAGTTTGATCTGAAGAACCATCCTCAAAATAAAGTGCCTGATGTAAGAGATAATCCAGCAATTCTTAATCCTCGTCCAGATACAGGTGGACGTAATCTTACATGGAGTCAGGTTAGTACAGCGTGGGGATCAACAGAGAAGTATTGGAATCTAATATGACCGATTTAACAAGTCAACTAATATCAAATACATATAAGCAGGTTATACTTGTTAGTTCTTCAACTAGCAATACTGGTGTAGACACCTCCCTGAAAGCAGTACAAACAGGTGATGGAACTAATACTGCCCTGAAGATAGCTACCAATGCAGTACAGATTACTGGTGCGTTGGGAGTAGATGGGTCGGTATCTCTGGATGGAAACTTACATGTAGATGATAAAGTATGTGCCAGCAGTTTCTACGGAGACGGTTCAAACCTGTCTGGTGTGACTGCAACGATTGCTGGTAACATATCAGTAAGTAATGCCACGGTAGGTGGTACTCTTTATGTTGGCGGCACGGCTACTCTGGCTGGCGCTACACATCTGCAAAGCACAGTATCAGTTGGTGGGGCTGCACAGTTTGGCTCTACGGTAACTGTATCAGGCGCTGCACAATTACAAAGCACCGTAACTG